CATTGAGGACAGTGTATCTGAAAGTTATAGTCAACTGGTGAAGGTGGCAACAGCACCTGAGCACAAGGAATAAATAATCAAAAAGTCTTGTGACCTTCACTCCTTACGGACAATTTGGACCTGTTTGTGATCCCGCTGGTACTACCCAGACTGTTTCGGGACCACCTGGGAGTGTCAATAATCCAGAGCGTCCTCAGTTTGAGCAGATCGGTATCCCTGAGAGTGTCACTAGAGACTTTACTACTGGTAAGTATTCACCTCTCACAGTAATCTTCCCTGGGTATTTTGGACCCATCTGTGACCCTGATTACTTCCTAGATCCTTACTCTGCTGGTCCTCCTAACACTGAGGATGAAGACGAGAACAGATATTCTTTCCCTCCGATCTTTAATCCAGATCTTCCTATCCCTATTCCTGGACCACAGATTCCTGGATTCGGTGGGATGCGTTGCAAATATAATCCAGAGACTGAAGAGTATTACGATTGCGAACCTGTCTATGTTGACTTGGTTAGAGGGGGCGAGATTAAAATCTCTGACCCAAACTGTGTAGGTTTTGACTGCTATCCTTTTCAGGATAGATTGATTGACAGATATAAGAAGAGACTCGTTCCCGAACCATATCAGGGACCTGAGTTCAATGAGTTTTATTGTCTAGGATTTTGGCCAGACGAATCATTTGATCCAAACATTGCAGAACTGACAGAAGTTATTGATAGTATCACTGCGGGTATTGGTACAAACGAGAGTGGTGAAGGACTGACTAACAGCAACACGTTGTATAAGTCGTTCATCATTGGCATGAACCCTACCAATTCTTCCATTGCGAACACTAATACCAGTAAGGGTTGGAACGACTGGATGAGAGATCATGCAGTATCTCCTGAACCGTATCAGGTCGGACAAGGTGCGGTGTATGAATGGCAAGTGCTGTACTATGTCACCACTCCTGGTACATATACTGTTGAATATGGAAATGATGATTCAGCTCACATGAAATTTAGTGGTGCTGAGGGTGCTAGCATCCCTGTGTTTGATGGTGGAGGAAACTTTAAGACTGCACCTGCAACAGCCAACATCACATTCACTACTGCGGGATGGAAGAGATTTGAATTTAGAGTTGTAAATGCTTCGGGATCTTCTGCCTGGCACAAGAATCCAGTCGGACTGGGTGTTGAGATCTCTGGCATTGGGTTTGATCTTAGAGACTATGCACAGGACAACAGCAGTGGTCCTCTCTATGGTAAAGACGCATACGCTGAAGAGGTTTGGGTTGCAGGTCGTAAGACAACTGAACTGGAACTAGAAGTTGCACATAGAACTCTGTTCTTTGGTGAAGGTGATGGACCTATCTACAAGACCGTTTCACTTGAAGGTGGACTGATCAACGTTCAACTCGGATCACGTCGTAATACTGGTGGAGATCAGACATCTAATCAATTTGACCAGGCAGACTCAAAAGTATTCATTCACTCTGCTACTATCAGTGGCAAACCTGATGGTTGGTTAGGATTCAAGTCTTATATTGTTGAACTACCAACAGGTAAAGTTGCTGATGGAACTGCGACCCGTGCTGAACTTGTGGCGGCAGGGTTTGGTGACTGGATTCAAACTGCTCTTGATAATGGTGGTCTTACTAGGGGTGACTTGCCTAGTGCTACAAAAGGTGGATACGATCCTCCATACTATGGAACTATCCGACTGAATATCTTCGCCTCTCAAGGTACTACTACTGCACAGAGGTATGAGTATGAACCTAAGAGTAGACCTGAGACATTTGCAGTAGAACACCCTGCATGGAGTGACTGGATGAACCAGTATGCTGTGTGGGTTAACAATGCTGAGTGTGTTCTGCCCGATGATCCACAGCAAGTCACTTATTATGTGAACTTTCCGACGAGTTCTGAGTATGTATTTGAGGTCGGGTCAGATAATATTACAACTATATCCATTGATGGTGAAAACATTGGACCGAATGGTGCCAATTCTGTGTTCACTGACTTCAGATCTTCTCCAACAATCTTCACACACTCAGTAACATCTGGTGCCAGACAGATGGTGGTCACCTGTACTAACGTAGACAATGGTCAGGGTGACTGGAGGAAGAACCCAGGTGGATGGGCAATCAGAATCTCCAACACTGGACAGGTTGCTGCTGGCAACCTGGATGTAAACTTTGATACTCAAGGTCATCTTGTAGCAACTGGATCTGGTACTGCATCAGTCTCCCTGGAACTGGAGTGGGATGACAACCCGAACACAGCTGGGCAGGCACTGGGCACACTTACATATGGTTCTACATCCTGGACTCAAACTGCAGGGAAGAAGAGTGGTCGTACAACCAAGACCATCACTATCAACGGTGCAGGAACTACTAACATCACGATCCAAGGTGGTACTGGATATGGTGGATTCGTTCTGAATAACAGTAAGGAACTGTGCTTCCGAGATCTTGACGGCAATGATTGTAATGCTAAGTTCAAGATTACCAGTGTCACTAATGAAACCTCAACCACAACTGGAATTCCCACAAGTTTCCAACTCTGGAATAGAGATGAAGGTGACTGGGTGGATACGAACATTGGAGAGTTTGTAATCCGAGAGGAAGGAAACGATGGACGTTGGAATGCTGTTGGAGATAGTGTAACTCAGGACTACACAATGACTGGTGGAAATGGTAGTGGACTTGTCCTCAACATGACACTGGTTGCTAACGCTGATGGCAGTGACATTGATACTAATGTAAGAGTCAATAGAATTGTAACTGCTGGTACAGGATACTCTCCTGGTGAGGTCCTGAACATCTCTCCTGGTAACCCCAGCACGGACTGGAACAGGGGTGGTGGACTAGTACGGATCAATACTGTCACCAACAACCTGAACAACCCTGTAGCAGGTGCTGCGGGTGAGATCTTCCACACCAGACAGGGTGTCGGTATTGAATTGTATCCTGAAGGTTCACTCATCTCTGCTACCGATCCTATCAAGGGCAACAATGTCCTGGCATTTGAAACTGTGAGTACCATTGTTGCTCACCGTCCTACTGGATACGCTTCCACTGGATGTAACACTTACAATGACACCACTAGCACTAACGTTAGAAGAGAAGTGTCTGTGGCGGACGTTAACAATGCTGAAATCAGACACCTTGGAGGAAATGCTGGTGGTAGTTGCGGTTCCTTCCGTATCCGTGTTATAGTAGATGGCGTAGATATAATTAACGAGTACCGATCTAACTGGGAGGTTGCAGACTCTAGCCTCAAGGCAACCATTGACCCTCAATCCTACATAGAAGTGGTGATGTCCGAGGGTAATGCTGCCAACGCTAATGAGGACACTCAAACCAAGTTTGAGATTGTCAGTGCCACCAATGCCCAAAGAGTACAACTAATCACCTGTAGATTTGAACCTAGACCGTAATGGACCTACCTAAGATTCCCAAAGACCAACTGCCTGAAGAGATTCAGGATCAGATTGAGGGAGACGTGGCAGAATTTGAACAGATCAGTGACGATTTGATTGATGATACTGTCTTCCAACGTGTTGAACAGAAGAAGTCTGAGCGTCAACTGAAAAAGAACATTGAAGAATTGACTGCACTGAACGACATCTTTCAGAAGCGACAGAACATGTCGTCAAAAGAATTCATCCGCAAGGTGAAGAAGAACAAAAAGTATTTTCGTTCTAGTCTCTACGAAGTGCAACGCCTGGAGGAATGATGTACGAAGAACTAAACTGTTTTGAAGAGGCACTGAAACACTTCGGCACCAGAGTAGAAATCATCTGTGCTATGGAATTGGCACAGCGTATCAGTGCTGAAGATGCTTACCAACTAATCAAGGAAGAGATGAAGGAGGTGAAGAAGTGTCGTAAGAAGTTCAACAAAGATGAGGGGTGCTAAACCAAAATCGCCTTTCAATTACCAAAAAGTCGCAAAAAAATCTCCGCCAAAAAATTGACCCCAGAGGTTTTTTATGCTACTATATAATGTACGGAATCTGATGCTCCTTCCTTCACATGCACAACTTTAAGATCTATTCCAAACGCGGTTGTCCCTATTGCGCTCGCATCAAACAGGTGCTAGAGGCAAAGGGTCAGTCTTACACCGAACTCATCGTTGGTCAAGACTTTGATCGTGAACTCCACTACCAAAAGTTTGGTCGTGGCGCTACTTTCCCCCAAGTTCTCATGGATGGTAAGCACCTCGGTGGTTGCACCGATGCTGTAAAATATCTCCGTGAAAACAAAATTATCTGAGAATCCTGATAAATAAATCAGCGTTCATTTAGGAGGTTGGTTTTCCAAATTTTAGGTTAATTACAGGGGGAAACCATGTTAACTGCACTCGTAGTCCTGGTAACAATCGGGGCGTTTATTTTAGGGATTACCATTTCCTGGCTTGCCAAAGGGTATGTTGAAGACTATATTGAGAACGCAGCATACGCTAAGTCAGTCACTCATCCAGAAATGCTGGACGAGAATGGTAACATTATACATGATGAACTAATTTACATTCGTCCAGAGACTCCTTGGGATTCTGAATGGGATGAAGATGAAGACTAATTATTAAAACCATGGCACGAAAAACTGATGTGAACGCCTTGTTGGTAAGCGAGGTACTTAAAAAAGTATCAAACGCCAAAACCAAGGCAGAGAAAATTGATTTGTTACGAACGTACAATACTGATGCTCTCAGAGCGATTCTTATCATCAACTATGATG